ATACGGCAGGTGGATTAGCCTCTCTATACGGACAAGTAAAAGGAATGGATTCTGGAAATCAAACGCCTTCTGACGAAAGAGTAAAAGAGTACGATAACCACTCAGGATTGCCAAAGGCTGATGTAGATGATGCACTAAGAAGAATTGAAAGTATTAACTACAAATACAAGGATGATACAGGTCTAGATAATGAAGAACACACAGGTGTTACAGCTCAATCCGTAGAAGGAACTGCTTTTGATGATATGGTTTCTGAAAATAAGCAGGGAGTTAAACAACTAGACAAACAAAGAATGCAAGAAGCAATATTCGCTGGTATTGCCTCATTAAGAAAAGAACTTGATGAGTTGGAGGGTAGAAAATAATGTTTGATTTTCTCAAATCTAAATTAAAGAATAAAGGTTTACTTAAATCCGCAAAGGAAGAGGATTTAAAGGATGCTTTGGCCAAAGCTAAAGCTAGGGCGGCTTCAGATTCAAATACTCCTGCTGCTTTCACTATTTCTAAACCTCAATCCTTCCGTACAGAGAGATACAATTACGATGATAAAGGAAAGGTAAAAGATTATGAAAAGAATATCGGATTTGATAAAGGCCCAGGAAAGAAAGATGTTGATATAACAAAGAATGTGGATTCAACAGCTATTGCCAGTGCCAGATATGATCCTAAAGATGATAGTCTAAACATTGCCTATACATCTGCTCCCGGTAAAGAATACAAATTCAAAGCTGGAGGAAAGGAAGGCCTAGAGGAATGGGTAAATGCACCTTCTAAAGGTCGTATTACACAGGCCTGGAAGCAATCACATAGATATCCAGGATATTAAGGAGAAGTTCTAAAATGAACAAGAATGAATTAACAAATCAAGTCGAAGATACAATCGAAAATGGAACTCCTGAGCAAGTTCAGAATATTGCTCAAAATGCTCCTGAGCCTATAGCAAATGAGGCTAAACAAACTTTGGATGATAATCCAAGGAATGATGAAACCATTTTAGATCCTGTCAATGAGTTAATTCCCTACAGTGAAGGAGATTTGGATGCTGAGGAAAAGGAATCCCCTATGAATGATTTCTTTGAAGATATTGTTTCTAAGAGGAAAGCACTTAACAGGACAAAGAATTATGTAGAAGGTGGAGAAGGAGAAGAATTATCTGATTTAGAGAAAGAAGTCTATTATGCAACACCGGAGAAACTAATGGGTATGCTTGGTCCTAGAGTAGAGAAAGCTATAGAGGAAAATCCTGAGCAAGTACTTGAGGATCCTGAAATGCCAGAAGAAGCAAAAGAAGAAGCCACCCAGGTATTAGATTCAGATAACAGAACAGATGAAGCAAACAATGAACAAGTTGAGAAAGCTGTAGAGAAACTCACTGAGGATTTTGATACAGTAGATGATTTGTACAATTATCTAGATCAATTTGGGGATGAATACGGATTTGTAGAAGAACCTGACAATAGGACATTTGATGAAGGTCAGATGATTAGTGAATCAAACGAAATGCCAGTTGAGGATACAGATGAAACTATCGTGGATGATGGTGGTGTAACCAATTATGATGATTCAGATATTCCGGATCCAGATATCTTAAGCCAGGAAGAAGTTCAACAGATTGCTTTTGATTCAATTCAATCGGATGAAACTCTAGATGATACAACTAAGGATCAACTCCTAGATGATGTTGCTTCTGAGATAGATTGGTTAGTTGGATTAGGTAAAGCTAAACCTAAAGTGAATAAGGAATCAGGTCAAGAATGGATTGATAAGGCCTCCAAAGTTGATGCTTATATGATGAATGGAGCAACTGCTGATGAGGCCTTGGACATGGCTAACCTAGAGAATGAAATATCCACAAATATGCCATTCGATCCAAATATCCTATTTGGTGAGAATAACGTAGATGTAGTGGAAGAGTCTATAGAGCAAGAACCCGATCCAGAAAGAAAAGCTAGAAAATTAAGATTAGCTGAATACTTTAGAAGCAAGGCCACAGATGTTGGGGGATCAGGAACAAGGGCTGTTACTCAGGCTCCAAATACACTTGAAGATAGAAGAAGATCTGTAGGTGGTAGTTTTGGTGGATTTAAACCTATTATGAGTAGTCTGGGAGGTCTAGGTTATAGTGCAGGAAGTACAGCATCTACAGCTCCTACTCAGCCTAAACAACAAGAAACTACAAGAAGTGTTTCCTCTGGAAGATCTAATCTATTAGATAGATCTACAGATTCCGGAAGTACAATAAAAGCAGGTTCGGTTGGTGCTAAATCTAACGGTAGTGGTAACATGACATTTAACGGAGGATTATTTGGCTCTGGCTCTACTCAGAAATCAAGTAGATTAAGTAAAGGATCCGTTAGATTACCTTCAGGTGGTGGTCATACAGCCTCAGTAGGTGGTGGAAAATTAGCTAAAGGAAAAGAAACTTTGTCAGGAAGAAAATCCTCAGGGGATATCAATATTGATAAATTGATTTCTATGATTGTTTCTGATTCAAAGAACTGGCCTGTAAACGAAGCAGGTAATAAGGATTCAGAGAACAGATTTGATCCATTTAAACTTCAAATTACAAAAGAAAACCAGATCTTAGTTAAAGGATCTGGTTTACGAGGTGCTCATTTTGAGAGTGATATTCAAAAGAATCCTGAATTACTAAAAGCTATAAAAGCTTACTTTGCAGGATGATTTTCCTTAATTAGATCTAGGGCCTCATCGAGGCTATAACCTAGATCTAACATTAATTCGGATAACATATTGAGCATTTCCCTGTAGGATATATTGCAATCCTTACAGACTCTTAATACTTGGTCATTCATCGTAGTGTACTCCGTTTTCATCGAAAATATACTCATAGCCAATAAAGTCTCTGCCCTCTTTTGCATATCCTAGGATTCCATAATACATCCCATTCTTGGCTAGAGGTAGTAGATTTCCGTCAGAAGTAGTTAATGTAACGAGTGGTGTAAATATTTGACGATTATCGTAAATAAGAACGAGATTTGCATATTTTAGTCTATCACCCTCGGGATCGAATATTTTAATTACATGTTCTACAAGTTCCTCTATAGTTGTAGGAAGTCGTTTACGTTTAGATTTTAACTCCCTAAACAGATCATACATATCATGTCTGGTTTTGCCATTTGCAATACCAACGGATGTGATAATGGAACCGATTAATGTAGAATACAATAATTTGTCTATTTTCCTTTCGGTTTTGTCTAAATTCTTCTTAATTGATTTTACTGCGTTTGCCATTTTATTCTCCTCTATGTAATTGATAATTAGTGATTTCTTTGTCCTTAGTAAGTTCCAAATACTCGTCAGCAGTGATTAATCCCTGTGCGAATACTTGCTGATAAACATTTAAACGTAAATCAGCCCTCTCTAGCCACATTTTGTTTAAATATCTACGTCTTCCTCCAGAAAAGAAGGCTTTTATTTTAGCCCTCCAATTTAGCTTTGCATTCTTGACAAAATCATCTCTAATCTCTAGAATCAAAGATCCCATTTAAATTCCTCCTTGGGTTTTCTAACAATACCCAGAAAATCACCTATTTCATTAACTGCTGCATCGTAACCGTTTTCTATAGAAGCCTCATAAGAAGGTTCTGTATCCTCTCTTCTTGCTTTAGGTCCTTGCATAGAACCTAGAGTAGGTAGAAAACAAAACGAAGACAGCTTAATAGGTCTCTTTCCATCATCTAATATATAGCGCATACACTTCATTGTAGCATCCATTACACGATCATGGAAAACATCACTAGACAAACGAATTCCTTTACAGATTTTACTTGCTGCTGCTTTACAGCATTCATGTACTCTTAACCACATTTCATCATAAGCTTTCTTGTCCTCTGGATTAGCTACCCACTTGGACATTGCCTCCTGAAATGCGGTTTCTTGTTCAGATGGTTTTCTATAAGTCATTAAACTCCTCTCCTTGTTATTAATTAGTGAAGAAACTAATATTGTATGACAAACAGATACAAAGCATCTCAAATAGTAGAAAGAGCATTAAATTTAGCCGATATTGCAAATACGGATTTCCTTACACATACAGAGAATCTTAGATATCTAGGCGATGCGTGGAGTCAGTGCTATCAGGCATTAATAAATAAAGGGGATTCCCAATTTATTACAGAAGTGGAATTAAGTTCAAATGGTAACTACGGTAGTTATACAGAATATATTCTGCCAGACGATTTGTACCAGATTAAATCACTCAAGAACAAAATTACAGGGGACCTTGTTCCTAGATATGCAGAAAGCCAAAGTATCAATTCAGGCACTTACGATGTAGTTAATAATAGATTAAGACTCTACGGTGTTTGCATGGGTTCTTTGTTACTTACATATTACAGATCACCCACATATATTTCCTTCCCTGATAAGGTTATAGATGTTAACGTTAATGGGGAAATTGTTTCAACGGCCGGAAATAGTGTACTTTTAAGTGATGGAACTATAAAGAACCTCGTTACAGGGGATAACCTAGGTGCTATAGAGTTAGAGGATGGAAAACAGTATATTCTCGGAAATGGCCATGTTGCTGTTATTTCAGAGAATAATATTACTTATATAAACTACGACGGTGTAGAGATTAAAACAATTGAAATTACAGGTACAGTACATACATTCTTAGACTCAAACTACAATGTTATTTATCAGACAACGGTTGATTCTAAACTTACAGCCCCAAAACTTCTTGATAGACAGTTGATTAGTACAGTTGATTATGAAACGGATGGTTATCCAACATTCGTAAGTGAATATGATGGAATTTGGTTATTCTGGAATCAGGCAGATAAAACCCTCAATGCTTACGAAGAAGATGAGGATGAAATAATATTTGAAACAGGTTTACCTTTTACACCTAGTACAATTATACCTGCTGAAAGATTTGATGGATCTAGGGCTTGGACAATTTCGGATACAAATAGCAATGTTTACTTTATAGTTCTTAAAGAGGTAGATAGTCACTGGGAAATGGACTATGATTGCATTTCAAGGCCAACAATTTTACTTGGTCTTTTAAAATATGGACCTCTCGTATCAAATGGAACTACTACTCAAATAGAAAGTTGTATGCCGGATACGGTTATGAATTTTCCAAATGAATTGTACTTTAGCATTCTGGCTTGTGACTTAGCCTTAAGATATGCAATGAAGATGAATGCAAATACAGACGGTCTAAACAATCTATATACAAACATGTGGAATCAGTACTTGAGTAATTTAAGTCAAGCTAGTGATTACACTAGAATAAAGAATGTTTACGGAAGGAGATAAGACATGTTCGTAGGGTCTCAAAACATAACAAGAGAGATGATGCCTTCCTTTATTGCAGGGCAGGATTATCCTCTAAGGTTGTATCAGATGAAACAAGAAAGATTAGCCGCAAAGCTTAATACTCAAGTTGCACCTGTACAACAAATGAATAGTGCTCCTCCTGCAGGACAGGCAGCAGCTCAACAAGGACAGTAAAATGAAGAAAGATAACGAAGTAGAAATAATTGCAGAAATGGAGAAGTTGAAGAATTTCCATTCTACACAAAGGAGTAAGTATAGAAGAAATTTGAGAATGTTCGAATATTCTCCTACACTTTCTCTGGACAATTTAACGGATGCACAATGCGTAGGTTATTATCAACAGGGTTTCTTTGATATTGAGGATGACACTACATCATCCGTACAGGAAAATATTATCAGAAGTGTTATAGAAACACTCGTTAGTAGGGTTGCTTCTCAAAAGGTTAGACCTTTCTTTAATACAGTAAACGCTAGCTTTAGAGAAATGCAAGTAACTAAACAAGCCCAGCAGTTCTTTGACAACATGTACGATGAACAGAATGTTAACAAAACAGTTGTTAGAACTTTCCAGGATGCCTGTGTATTAGAATATGGTGCAATTTATGTAGACCGTGATTTACATAGTATCCAAAGGGTTATGCCATGGCAGGTTTATATAGATCCTAGGGAAGCCTCTTATGGTAAAATTACAAAATTAGCCTGGGAACAGCAACATTTTCCTACAAGTTTACTCTCTCTAGATTTAAAAGACTATGAAAGGGATGAAGTTACACTTTGGCAATATTGGGATTTAAATAAAGGAAAGAAGTATTATTATATCCCTGAAGTTTCTCACTTTGAGGAAGAAGTTTGGGATTCAGATGTTATTCCTTTTGTATTTATAAATTACTCTATGCCTTTAAAAGGAACTTCTGGAAACTCTGTTGTAGATATGTTATATGGTTTACAAATGGAAGTAGATGCCATTTTGACAAAGATAAAAGATGCTTCTCAATTAGCCTCTCCATTGACATACTTTGTTCCTGAGGGTTCCTCTATCAAAGTAAATAAACTATCCAACAGAACGGGTGAAATTATTACATACACAGCAAGTCCTAATATGACAGGTTCTCCGGTAACGGTTGCTACACATCCTTTTATGGATCCTCAATGGTCTCAATTACTTGATAAATTCAAACAGGATGCATTCGAAATTGTAGGTGTCAGCCAGTTGAGTTCTCAAATGCAAAAGCCAAAAGGATTAAACTCAGGCATTGCTCTAGCCACTTATGAGGATATTGAGGATAGTAGATTTGAAACTCAATTAAACAGCGTAATCAGAAGTTACGTGGATATTGCTAAATTGTATATGCAAATTGTGCCTCCTGATGCAAATATCTTACCTGAGAACAGATTAAGACAATCAATTAAATGGGCTGACATTGTTGAAATGAGAGATCAAATGACAATTCAGTTCTCTGCTGCAGATAGCTTAAGTAAGGATCCTAGTGAGAAATTAAAACAATTGCAAGCCTTACATGCTGCAGGTCTTATTCCTCAAAGTAGAATTGCTCAATTGATGGATTTACCTGATTTACAGTTAGGTTATACACTTGCTAATAATGCAATCAATGCAGTATTGACAGTTATTGATAATTGTATCGAAAGGGATATATATGAATGGCCTGATTGTATCCCAACGGATATGCTTATGGATGAAATATTGAGTACACAGTTGTCTCTCTTTGCAGCAGGCGGTGCTGAAAACAGAAATGCCACAGATATTGCTAAATTGGATACTTTGTACAAACTCGCTAGTGAGAAAGATATGAACTCTATGACAAATGCAGAGATGTCAGCCGTAGGTCAATTGAATCAGGAAATGCAACAGGACTTGGCAGATCCAAATGGTCAAATCAATAGCCAGATTAATCAGGCTATAACTAATAATGTAGATGATGAGGGTATAAACCCAGGGGAAGAATAATGAGAACACCAGAACAAATAGAAGAATTGCTTGATAAATTGGAAAATTTATTGGGTACTTACGATGAAGCTCAGGATAAATATGATCGTGGGCAATGGTCAGATAAGTACGGTGAAAGATTTGGTAAATATGCAGACAAGTTGAAAATATTGAATGGAGATGACTTCGATGTTATTGCTGCATCCTATGATGAACACAAGAATGATTATCCAGATCTTTCAGATGATGAGTATTGTGATGCTTTGGAAGAGAATATAAAGAAGGTACTCGCTAGAGTTTGGCCTGATGCTTCTGAAGAGCAAATTGAAAGTGCAGCTGAAGATATTAAGGATGCGGCTGAGGGTGAATCCTCTGAAGAGGAATCTAAAGAAGAGGAAACAACTTCTGATGAGAAAGCAAAAGAAACGACCTCTGATGAAGATCTAAAACGTACAACTGGACCTTGGAAGAATCCTTGTGAGTCAGGTGGTAGGGATGGAAAATGTGGCCTCCCTGGACAAGGCAAGAAAGTAACTTCTGATGAGAAAACAAAAGAAATGCCTACTGAGGAAGAGGAAGCCGTAAAGGAAGCAGCTGAAGCTACACCCACTAAAGTAGATGATATTGTTGCAGAAGTTGCTACTGCTAAACCTGAGGATGTAGAACCAAAAGAGGATCCAGATAAAGATCTTAAGGAATATGCAGCTAAGCACAGGAACGATAGATTGTACTAAGGGGGATTATAAATGGCAGAAATCACTTTACCAAGTACAAAGGGTAAAATAACTAAAATGGCAAATAAGGCTGACAAAGTCAAAGAGGCTGAAAAGAAAGTTGAGGAAACTAAGGCTAACGATTGGCTATCTACCTTACATCCTGATGACAAGGAACTCTATGATGTAATGACAGATGGTGAAAAGAAGTTCCTGTCAACATTGCCAAATACTCCTGGTGGACATGAAAGAGAACAATTTATAAGGTCAACACCGGAAGACAGGGCTAAAATTATGGGCTCTTTCAAACAGGCAGATGAAGAAGCCTACAAAACTCAAGGACAAGGTGTAAAAGTTGATAAACCAATTGCTAAGCCATTGCCAGAGAAAGACTATAATGACACTCAAACATCTGAGCAGGAAGCAGCTACTATTGAAGCAAATAAAACTCCTAATGTAGCTCCTGAGTCATTTGCTGATTATGTTACAGCTAAGAACAAAGATGGCGGAAGTGGTATTAGAGATTACTTAATCGCTGATGCACTTGCTACTTTTGCTAGAAACACAGGAAAAGATATCGGAAATGTTGCTGCTGCTTATAGTGGTGGAACAATGAATAACGATAGAGAAACTTCTTTGTTAGAGAAACGAAACGCTCAGAAAGCTCAGGCTGAAACAGAACAGCAGATCGGTTCAGAATATGCTAACTCAAGACTTGGTCAGGAACTTAGAGCTCGTGGTCTTGACATCGACACTCAAGCAGGTAGATTGGCTATGGCTAACAATGTCAAGAGAGCTATGTATACTCCTGATGGTAAACTTAAATATCCAGCTGACAGCCCAGCATACAGAGATTTGGCAACTCTTTATGGCCAGCTTACTTCTGGTGGTGGTTCAAGAGACTCTATTCTCTCTGGATTTGCAAGATTGCTCAATCAGGGAATTTCCACTATTTGGTAAACATGAAAACAGCTACCCTTTATTGGGTAGCTTTTATTTTGCTCATTGTAAAATCCAAGTCTTGAAATAATCCCAGTCTTCTTTTGAAACTTTAATCATAAACCTTCTATTCTTTAGAATATTTCCTATTAAGAGGTACTCATTAGGACCAGTTTTGAGTTCCATAGTGCCATTTAACATTGCTATTGCAATGGCAGCTTGCACTTCATCCTCCTGCTCCATAGTTATTTTGTCTGTACAGTTGACCCATTGATGTGTAAGTTCTTTTCTGTCGGTGTCAAATATCCCAAACGATGTAAATGCAGATGAAGTAAACAGGCTAAATGCAACAACTATTAAACAAAGTATCCTTTTCATAGCTTACTCCTTATTATTTAATTTACAGTTTTAATATAGGGCAAAATTTTCTAATTAATCCAACATTCCTGCAACAAATATGCAAATAATTACAAAGGCTATCATTGTGAAAGTTAGTGCGATCATTTCTTCATCTTCTCCAAAATTTTCAATATCTTATTTATTGCTATTTCCAACTTTTCCAACTTGGACTCACATGCAGTTAAACGATCATCCACTATAGACATGTCATGAAAATATCCAGCTTCCGTCATACTTCAATCTCCTATTGAAACGCCATTTTCAATTTCGTCCCGGTCTCCTTGAATTCGCAGTACTCCTCTTGATCAAGGATATGGTGTTGTTTTAATACTTCAAGATATGCAAGTCGTCTTGCCATACAAGACTTAAATCCGCTATCTGTATACCAAGAGTACCAATATCTTACTTCGTCGTCCCAGACACCTTTGGAATCAAATTGGAACCAATCATACATGTGACGAAGCTTCTGTGTTGTCTTCTTAACAAGATGAGATGAAGAGTTAACATGTCTACTGTACTCTTTATACTCTTTAGCATGAGCTTTACGTTCTTCGACGTGTTTGTTCCAGAGATCTTCAAGTTCCTCTAATGATGAAATCTCAGGCTTACCTAACTGACACCATCTATAACTATAACCTTGATAGTGAGCTGTAGCTGTATCTGAGTCTGTATCCTCATATTTCTGTTTAACCATTTGCCAAAGAGTCTGTTTCTTATCTTTAACCAAATAGTTTTGTACCGCTTTGAGATGTTCTTCAGTATGAGGCGACTTCAATCCCAATTTGTTTAGACGATATGCAACATTGGCCACTGTAAGATTGCACAATTTAGCTATATCGGAAACGCTATAAGTCATTTTATAGTTCCTCATATACACGGCGACCAGCTTTATAGCCAGTTTTATAACCCATATAGAAAATACCAGCTACTAATGCTGATCCAATTACTACACCTGTGATAATGTACAATACTAACATTTGTAATTCTCCTTATATATTACCAATTAGTGAAATTATTTTACATCGCTGTTGTGTATCCGAAATATTTTCTAGCTATAGAAAGACTGATTACCTTTCTTTCAATTAAGGAATCCACAAGCTCTTTTAAGCTTCTTTCATCCTTGGAACAAATCTCTTTTAATTCCTCAATACTCATTGTTTTACTCCTCCTTATTAACTATAGTTAGTTTGCAAAATTAAATTCAGGATATTCCAGAAATTTATGGGCATTAAATGTAATATTTATATTCCCATCCAGTGTATATACCCCAAGTTCGATACAGCTTTTGTTACTCATCCTGAAACAATAATTCTGAAGTTTCTTCTTATCTACTACAAATCCCCAATTTCCTTTTAGGACTAAGTAAGGAACTTCCAAGTGGCTTTCTAGAGGACTATACCATTTACCTTTGTACCTCTTTACCATTGTCAGCCAACCACTTTCTGCTACTTTTAGGTCGTAAGGTTTACCGTCTAGATATATATCTATCCCTGTTTCAAAATCCTCGTGTACATCCTCAAATTGATGATTGTTTCTTTCAGCCCAGGATTTAACTCTTTGTATACCCTGTAACTCTTTTGCATGTTCTCTTTCTTGCATTTTAATTCTCCTTATGGATTATTTAGTGCAGCAAAATAAAAGGGGCCTTTTCACAGCCCCTTAAATCTATGTAAAATACCTCTTATGAATTATTTTCCTTAATGCAATTCTCTACAAATTCCTTTACCTTCTTATCTGCTTCTTCTTCAGAAATGCCACCACTCATTAGGGCTTTCTTCAAGACCTCTAACTTTTGTTCATCGTTTTCCATTACTGTTATAGTAGCCTCCGGAAAATTCTTTCTAAGAGAATCCACATCTACTCTTTTACTAACAAACCATTCAGACATATTAATCTCCTTTAGGAACTTTGTTTTCCTACATTTATTATTATAGGTTTTAGTTAGTGAAGAATTCCAGCTTTTATTTTGTTTTCCACTAACTATATTCTAAAAGAACATTGAAATATCCTCTGTATCCAACCGGTCAGTAGGATATAGGGGCTATAGTAAATGTTAAATAAAGTGGTTATTTTAATTACCACTAATTAAAATACAGGAGCCTAAATAGCCTCTGGGAAGTTGTTATTACTTTAACATAAAAGCCTTAATTCCTTCCCAGAAAGTGGGAAGGAATTTTATGTTTAAAGAAATAACAATTTACAATGCAAGAACACAGTCTATCGAACTTGCAGTATCAGAACTCTCAAAGAGAGAATCCATCACAATGACCGATGTCCGAGAATATATGGACACTCTCGTATCAAACAAAATCAAAACGGGGAAGAAAGCCACATACGTAGGCCCAAATGGTGAAGAACACGAATACGAAGTCAAAGCCCCGATTTCCAAATATTATAATTACGTAAAAGACGAGAAAGAAATTTACTCCCGCATCCTACAAAATATCGAAAATAACAGGAAATTCTTTTGCAATATCAAGAAGGATGTAAAGCTTTCTGACATGCTCAGGGAATTGAAATATAACGCTAGCTTCGTAGCCAGAGACGATATTGCTTCGTTTGTTGAGTGGGCTATAAATGTAGGAAAAGACATACAATATACATGTGAACACGGGGATGTGAACAAGGATGTTGATTGGAAGAAATTGAATATCGTGTTTGATTCCACACAAATGGGTTGTGGAAAATCATATTTCGAAATGAGCCTTATGAGGGGTGCAAGAAGTCTTGGTATTAAAGTCCCAGAACAGGATTATGAAACACAATTGCCTAAAGGCGGATTTGAAAACCACTTGGAAGAATCCCAAAATTTGATAGTAGTGCATCAAGAAAGAAGAGGACAGAAAGTAGACTTGGATACTCTTAAGCAAATTGCAAGGAGGGAAATGTATCCTTATACAGAGAAAGGGAAAATGCAAATCCGTATTCCGGGCAGAGCAATAATGTTAGGAAGTACAAATGGTTTTGATTATACGTCACAGGACCCCAGGGGTTTCAGGACTATACATTGTTTGCCATATACTTGGCAAGAAATTTCTAGAATTTCTAGAAAATTTCCAGAAAATTCCAACTTTGTAACTCGTTATATTACAAGGATTTACCAAGTAAATTATGAATTTTCATGGATTTCTGGATTTCTAGACAACTTGGTAGACAAAGAAAATTTAAATATAAATGAGAATGATTCTGACGGCAGAATCCAGAAATCCATGAAATTGAGAGAATACGATATGAGCTACTTATTATTGGATATCCTCGAAGCAATCACTAATGAGAGGGAATTACTCTATAGTATATCCACATCAGGCCTGGCTAAGTTATATAAAAGATATTCCGCAAAGGAGCTTACTTACAATCAGTGTAATGCAATTGCTACACTCCTACAACAGCTCTTCCGTGCAGGTTTAGTTCGTAAATGCAATTATGAAAGTAGGGATTTATATGTAAAATATGATTTGTCAGGGATTATGGATATAAAAGTGTCCGATTTATCCGAACAATTGGACTTGACCCCTGAGAGAGAAATACAGGATGCCTTTGACGAATGGGACAGGATTATAAAGATGGCTGAGAATTTTGAGAACGATCCAAATAATAAATTCCTCAAAGGTTCCGATGAAAAGCTCGATGATAGCTGGACAATTTGTGGAAAATATGATAAGGAAGGAGAATACAATGCAAATGGGGATCAAGTTTGTGTAAATAAACCACTAGAAGGAGAACCAAAGAACAGAACAAACCAGAGAGTTCACCAACAGAATTTCCTGTTTGAGTGTGATGACATTCCTGTGAAACAACAAGTAGAGCAAATTGAAAATGCACCCCAGGAGTTAAAAGACAGTTTGCTATGGACATGTTTTACAGGAGGAAAGAGTATACACGCAGTTGTACGCACAAATTTAAAGGACGAAGACCTTTGGACAGAAAAGGGTGAATATGATGCAGAATTGAGAAAATATGTTCACCAAAAGTTAAGTGAGAAATATTTTGGAGGTCACGCAGACAAATCAGGGCAGAACGCTGGTAGGTTAGCCAGAGCTCCAAATGCAATACGTCAGGATGAGAAACACCCAGGAGCAAAGCAATTATGTTTACAATTTAATATGAATGCTAAAGCTTTAGACGTTTCTACTTTAGTTGAGGACTACAAGGAGGAGAAAAGACTAAGTAGAACGTTGAAGGAAATCACAGGCAGACCCCCTATACCGGAGGAGTGCAGAAAAGAACCAAGTGTTCACACCCTTGCTGAATTAAAAGAGTGGAACATGAAAGCTCCAAGTAAGGCTAAACAGGAGTGTATCCAGTTCCTAGAGGGTACCCTGGAGGATTGGAACAGAAGTATAGCCTGTGTTAGAGAATTGAGAAATTTTGGGTTTGATGATTGTGAAATTGAATCAGAAGGGCCCTATAATGATAAATGGATAAAAGAAGCCTTAAAAGCAGCGCACTAAATAAAAGGAAGGAGAATAATATGAATATTACAAAGGAAATGTTTGAAGAGGAATTTAAGAAAGGTCAGAAGAAGTACGAGAACGATAATCGTACAGGAAAATTTAATCACATGGACCTGCAGACTTTTATGTGGAATATGTACGAGGAAAATATTAGGAAATTAAAAGAAAAGCAGGCAATGTGGACTACAGAAATGTTAAGAAAATATTTACACTAAATAATATAAAAGGAGGAATATAAAATGACTAAAATTAAATGGTATGGCGAAAACTTATTTGAAAATGAGTTACATCGGGCTATATGGAGAAATTTAAATCCCAATGATTTAGACGGGACAATCAAATATTTAATGGATGGTATAAATGGTGTTGCCCTCTCACGGGACCAAAAGAAAATTTTCAAAGTAACGTACAAACCCTATATAATTTTGGACATTGGGGCCGTTGAGGGGGATACACAAGTAAAATTCGTTAAAGCTGAGGATATAGTGGATGCACAGGATCAAATATTAAATTCTATGCAATGCAGAATTGTGGATATTGTGGAGGTGAAATAATATGAATGTCTCCGGATGTTCTGGACTTCCAATGGAGTCTCTGATTGTGATTATAGGAGCAATTGCTATAATATTTATGTTCTTTTGGATTTGCACTAAATAAAACAGAGAAAGAAGAAACTAAATAAAATAAAGGAGGTAAAATAGATGAAGCAACTTCAAAGCACACATTGGAAACTTGCTGATGGAAAATGGGTTTATAACTGATTATAAAACAAAATAAGGGCGAGGTGTAGCTCAACAAATAAACGGTAGAGCGCAAAGTGTGATTGCATCAAGCTGCGAGACGAGGTTCGAAGCCTTCACTGCCCAAATAATTTGAATTTTCCCGAAAGGCACTAACTATATTAGAAAACATAATAGGAAGTTGCACCTACTAAAAAGCAACAAGGAGTATAAAATGGCAATAACTGAAGTAAAAGATTTAATTTCAGAAAAGCTAAATTGGTACGTTCGGGATATATACTACATTTGTACAGATCAGGACTTGTTCGATTACTACCTTGTATATAAAAACCACAGAATAAAATGCTTGGCAGCAATTGATAAAATAAATAAATGCGTTAGCGGAATTTGGGAATAAATTATTGGAAAATTTATTTCCTTTTCACCTATATTAAAAGACGTTAAGGAACAAACAAAATAAAAGTTCCAAGGAGTATTACAATGAAGAAAATAATTACAATTTTAGCAGTTTTAGTTTTGATGATGGTTGCTGCAGGATGCTTCGCGAAAGAAACATACGTAAATAAACCTATACAGTACATTCTGCAGGAAAAGCACATGACAGTTGATAAAGTAAGTCCTGCTGGTAAAGTTAGCTATACAGGCCACAACGAAGTAAATATTCCCCTCGATAGCAACTTTCCATATATGGAGTATGACAAAGGTAGGATTATAGTCTACACTACTATAGTAACAAAGGATGGCCAACAATTCCTCAGACCGATGTATACAGTTTTAGTTTCAATGGATGAAAGTTGGGTTCTACAACCTAAAGACAGGTAATATTTATGAATTATACTGTTGAAGTAAAGGGAGGAAAAGAATATGAAGAAGTTTATAACTACAGTTTTATTAGCAGTTTTCACAGTATATATTATGTCTAGCTGTGCTACTACTACAAATGTAGCTACCAATACAAAACAGCAGGAAGAAGTCCAAGTTGCACTAGGCCCAAATGAGTATAGAGTAAATACAGGTTCTGATATTATTCACAAAGTACTTAGTGAATTCACGGGTGGAAAAATTGTTCTCGAAGTAGACACCGAGTTTTATGATCCTGATTGGAAAGCTACAGAAGAGAGTGTATACAATTCCATTTTCCGGTTGAGAGTACTTGCAAGGACCCACAAGGATGAATGGGATGGTTGGTATAATTGCTGGGCAGTTATTAATAATAACGATCCATCCAAGAATTCACCAAGTTACAAATTTCCAGAAATGAATAAATGTGTAGACGCAGAGAATGGACATGCCTTTGATTTAATTTTCGACATGATTGCTCCACGGGATATTGAGGAAGCAAAGAAATTGCTCAATGCAGGTTATTGTGTAGTAAACATTCTGATTATCGATACAGTAAATTATTCAGAGGACACAGTCATAGGTGCATTGAGAATGTACAATAACGGTATTTGGGTTGGTATTAGGGCCTACTAAAATATAATTAAAAAGCCCCACTCTTCACTAACTATAATAATAAAAGACATAAAAGGTTGTTACTCTCTTTTCAATCTTTATTTTCCTACCTGGGGTTTCTGGTTGTATATCAGACCCCTTTTATTTTGCTCTTTTCAAACTAATATGACATGAGTAGAGTAGGCAGTCTAAACAATAAAGAACAAATGGAAGAAATGACTAGACTTTCCATAGAGAGCAGAAAACCTGGAGGCAAGAATGAAAATGCAGGAAAGAAACAAGCAATAACTAAAGCTATAAACAACGCATTCTTTGATTGTCCAACTAGGACTATGTATCAAAATAAACATATCAAACCTGCAGTCTTAGATTATTTAACAGATCAAATGTTTGGACAAGATGGAAAATGGACAAAAGCTTTTATAGATAGTCAATTAAAAGAAGCCAAATCAAATCCAAATAGTAGAGCAGCAGATAGATTAGCAGCAGGTTTATTTAATGAAGGTTTATGGGATAGTCTAGATGTTTATTTAAGAAAATCCACTCAGGAAGATGTTGATTTTGAAGTATATAAAGTTAGACAGAGTCTATACGATAAACAAAAGGAGGTATATGATGACCTGCAGGATAATAAGTTCTTAATTATAAACAGTAGACGTAGTGGTAAAACAGAACTTTTAGGAAGATTAGCTGCAAGAGAGGCTTTGATAAATCCAGATGCACATATAGTATATATAAACAGAAACTCTATGGCTGCAATAAGACAGATAAGAGGCCCACTAGCAAGTGCACTAGAGAAAACAAATTTAAGAATAATTAAAGGTTCAGTAGAGTCTCAAGAGTTACACTTCTCCACAGGTGGACAAATGTTAATTATTGGAAATAATAACGCAAGTGATATTTCCAAGTTAAGAGGTGAAAGAATTAGTCTATGTATAATGGATGAATGCGGTCATCAAAGAAACACAAGAGAATTAATAAGAGAAGTAATCGGACCTGCTATGAGAGACTATGGTAAAGAAGCCAGGTTATATATGGTAGGTACACCTCCAAGAAACAAAGGCACGTATGTTGAAGAAGTATATAATAATGCACTAGAAAGGGGATGGAAATTATTCCATTGGACATTCCAGGATAACCCATTCATTCCAGACAGAGATAAAGTAATTGAAGAAGTATGCAAAGAAAACGGATGTACTCCAGATAGTGCTTTTATACAAAGAGAATATTTTGGTAGAATGGATGCCTATGACGATGAAGCATTGGTTTTCCATGATTATAAAACTATAGAGGATATAGAGGCTATAAAGGGTCAACCTGTTTGGAGTCATGCCTATATCGGAGTAGACTATGGATTTGAGGATAAAGCCGCAGTAGTATCTATAGTAGCAGATGAAAGACTTAAAAGGGCCTATGTAGTTAGATCCTGGTCAGAAGCAAAACAAGCACCTAGCAGAATATGTGAAGAAGTAGTTAGACAAAGAGAATGGCTGATGAACACATTCAGAATAAGTCATCCTATAGCCGTTATATGTGACACTAACGAAAAGGGTATAAGCTATGAGATGTATAGCACTTACAAAATCCCTTGCGTTTATAATGCCTATAAATATAATAAAGACTTAGCTATAGATCAACTAGCAGAATGGTTAAGATCAGGCACTTTTATGGTGAACAAGAAAGCAGAGTCTGTATTGGAAGATCTAGATAGTACTATGTTTAAAAGAGATGAAGAAACAGATAAAATATTGCATGAGATAGATGACGATATATACCATCCAAACTCAGCATTCGCTATGTTATATGCAAGTAGACAATTTGCTTTCGATTGTATGGGATTAAAAGAACTAAATAAAACAGCCAAGGAGGTTATTGAAGGTGTTTTGGGCAAAGATTAAGAATGCACTTAGAGTTAGGGCTAATAATAAAAGAGCCCTAAAAGAGATGTTAAAAGCCAAGAAGGAAATGGCACAGAAAAGGGATGAGTATTTGTGTCTTAGTTACAACAAGCCGGACTTTTGGGAAAAGATAGTACAGAGATGCAACGAGGATCCTAATTTGTCTGTAACTATGTATATGCTAGATGGCACACGAATAGTTTTCCAAACTCATAGTCCTAATAAAACAAAATCTAGATTTACGGCAACGGAGTATTAAAAGTGACTAGATATTCAATTACAATGAACAATGTGAATAGATGTAGTGGGGGATGTTCATATTGCATAGCAGCCTCTAATATGGACTATACACTAGGAACAAACTTAATAAACGAAGAAGCAATTATTTCCTCATGCAAACATATAGATGAGCTAAATTATAAGACATGGAAATATGATTTTGTCAAGTTGGCTGAGTTGCTAGATAATGATCCAAGAAGACATCAAGATAAGGTTGTCACATTCGATATATGGGGAGCAGACCCAGTAACCAACTTTCAGGCCTTACAGGACATAGTAGAGTTCCTAGAGGATTATAAGGAGGAGGATGAAACTTTTAGAATAAGTGCATCCACAAACGGATTGCCTTTATTAAGAAAGGAAATTGTTGATTTTATAAAAGAGCACAATTTAACCATTCAATTAAGCCATGACGGATTAGGTCAGTATGTAAGAACAAAGAATATAGATCCCCTGGATTTTCCTATAGTGAGACAATTAATAAGGGAGGGGATTATCAATGCTATAAATTGCACATTGTCTGTTTATAACTATAGTTTGTTTAAGAATATTGATTATTTTAATAGCAAGTTAAAAGAGATATTCCCTGAAGTCTGGTCAAAAGAACAAGTAGCCTCAGAAAAGCTTTCCCTGATATATAGACAACTTTATATTAAGCTCAACCATATTATGGATGGTGAGTATGATGAGAATCCAGCCCTAGAGAAAGCAACAGGGTACAGCAAACCCATATTGACAGGAAGAGAGTTAGACAATTATTTGGAAGAGTGGGATATTTATTTTGAGATGTATCGATTTGGTAAAACCAACAAACTAGAGTTTATTCCTTTTAATAGATATTTACAAAATGAGTTGAAAAGGGGCAGCAATATTACAGATGAAAGATGCAACATGTGTAGAAAGTATCAAATCGGACAGATCGAATATTCAGAACATGTAGATACAACAGGAAGATATTGTGATTGCAATTTACAGGATGTAGATAGTCCGGTTCCTAATAGAGAAAACAAATTGCCTGATTATTGCCAAGAATGTAGGTTTAGATTAAGTGGAGAATGTAATATGTGTGGAGCAGTTCCTAAAAGAAAAGACAAATGTGAGTTCTTTTATAGATGGAATCAATTCCTAAGAAAGACTAGAAACACTGCAAGGAGGTAGATTAATGGGCAAGACAGTATTAGTACACGAACAAGAACCAACACTTAAAACTTCCAATCTAGGCTTAAGATCTATAGCTTATAATAATTACAAAGCATATCTAGATGCATCACAGGCTATAGCAAGAAATACAGCCTATATGCAATCAGCTGAAAATTATACTAGGCAGCTCACAACTATAACTTATAATTTAAATTCAGCCGCTAGGATTTTACTTAATTGTATAAAATCCCTTATGAATGCAACAGGTAGATTAGCTGAATATAATGCAATAGCTTCAAGGTACGGGTATTAGGAGGGGTCCCTAAATGTTGTATACAAAGAACTTAATGACACAGGCCACTAGTACTAAATCGTACAATAGTGCCGTTAGACAAATAAATAACTATGACTCTCAAAATATTCTTTATTTACAAAAGCAATATGAGAGTAGATTAGCTAGATATGAAAGCCTCAAAACAGCAAGGAATAAACTAGATGAGGCTGTAGCAAAATTAACAAACACAGTTAATTGTCTAGATGCTTTGGCAGGAGTATTATAATATGCTTTATATATCAAACTATGACAAATATAATTTGGACAAATCCTCTCAATCAATGTATGCTTATTATACTCGCCTTATTAATGATATAAACGTCAATATAATAGAGATCAGGGATTATTTGGTAAATATGCTAGATGTTGTTTCAAATCTTAGATCTAGATTATACGATATAAAAGCAAGTATACAGGAAGATCTAGATAAAACTAAAGATGCATATGAAGATGCTGGTTATACTAATGGTGCCTTGGATAAAGTTCAAGAAATATTAGACGGAGCAGAAGAAGATTTAGGTGGACTCGAACAAGGTGTACAAAGCACTATTGATGCAATAGACTGTAATGAGGTTCCAGAAGAATGCAACTATGTAGAGGATTGTATGGAAGGAGGTGACGAGGAAGAGGAACCAGTATGTAGTTACGATCCTAACACTCCTGAATCAGATGAATGTGCATATTGTTCTTATAGCTATCATTCAGCAGGTGGTGAAGGATGGGGTGAGATGACCACTGACTGTTCCGTATGTTCTCACGAAGGTTGTTCTGTAGATGTTCATTGTAGTGAAGACGGACAAAATGCTGGTCCAGTATCAGGTTGTAGTCATAGTTGTAACTATAGCACAGATTATGATATTAACTGTAATGAATCGGTGTCACACGATCAGAAATGTGATGAAACTACTTGTTACCATAGTGGTAGTGAGGCACCAATACCTGAAGATTGTAACTACAACTGCGCCTGGTCAGGTACAGAATGTAGTGAGGCACCAATACCTGAAGGTTGTACATTCCAGTGTAATGATGGTACAGTTTGTAATTATGATGGAAGTTGTCAGGAATGCACATACTCTTCTGATTATTGTGGCGAAGAATACGGCTGCAATGAAACTTGTGTATTTGATGATAGTTCTTGCACATACGATTCCTCAGGTAGTTGCTCCTACGATTCTGAAAATGGTTTTGATTATGGTTGTAACGAATGGGCGGATGATTGTAGGGAACCCACAACACCTGCAGATTGTAGTGAAGGATCCTCAGATGATGATAGCAATGTTGTTTGTACATATTTAATCAAAAGATTATTTAACTATGATACTACCCTCCTAGAAATGTCTAGAGAAAACGTTAAAATAGGTTTAAAGAATGGATTGAACAAGAAAGCTTTTAAAGAATATTATAACGGTCTAGGTCAAGAAATAATAGATCACCTCAAACAAGAAACAGATGATTATTTACAGTCTCTATGGTTAAATAATATTCAACCTGTATGGGATTTATTAAGAACAGATCCAAAATCAGGAGTAAAAGCTTATACAGATTTTATTATAAACCAGGCTGATTATTATGGTATTGATTGGCACAAATATGAGAATATAAATAGAGTTGTTTATTCTTATTTATATAATACAAATAATGATGATAAAAGATAACTAATAAAGTATGAGACAGTTATTTCCAACAACAAAGGACAAAGCAGGAACATTAAATCCTACAAAAGGAAATTTTGTACTTACAGAGGATGACTATAAAGCTATCCTCGAAAGTCTACAGATTCTGCAAGATAAGCAATTAGAAGATGAAAACGAATTAGATGATTACAAACAACAATTAATTGAATCAATCACATCAGGCATAGCTAATTTTACAAATGTAACTGCAGATGAAGCTAGCATTAGAGAAGCCGTTATAGAGAGTCTATCCTCTACAAATATCTCTAGTGAGAGTTTAACTGTAGATACACTCAATGTTTTGATTTCTGCCACTATAGAAAGATTAACTGTTTCAGGTTTGTTACAGGCTTCAGAGATTAATACACCTCAGGCTACAGTTGGTAATTTAGATGCAACAACTATAACAGCAGATAGCATTGAAGTTGAAAATCTATCCGTATCCGGTAACTATGATATCGAAAATCTAGATAGCACCAATGCAAATATCGAAAATCTAGATGTGGATACAATTACTTCAGATGCAGCTGATATTGATAACCTTACAGTTGACAGTTTGACAGGTGATGAAGCAACAATTGAAGAAACAAACACAAACAAATTAACATCAGCAGAAGCTTATTCAGAAAAGATTTATAGCCATTATATAAATCACAACCAGGATTACAATAAACAATTTGTAGATACAACTTCAGTAGGTCCTGACGGAGATTATTACATTGTACTTCCTAAGTTTAGAAACGGTACATATTATTTAATTGCAGAAAATGAAGCATCAGGTTTGTACTTATGGTCTATGGAAGTAACAAACAGTATCAAGAATGTTACATTTTCTTGGTCTGTAAACTCAGGAGAAGCTTATTTACAGGATGTTGAAGTAATTGAAGACTCAACAGATGAAACACAGTTTATTCAAATCCATTGTAAACTAAACACACAGGCAATTAATTTATATCACAGATGCGATGATTTAAACACTCAGACTCCTCCATCTATTTACAATTCAAAACAATTTGATGGAACTCAGGAATTTGAAATAACTCAGCAGAAAGGTAACTATATGCCTAACGCCGTTTTCGTAGGTGATTTCCATGCTGAGCATTTGATTATTGATGACATTGAGTTTGATAAAGTTACAGTTCTTAAACAAATTGCATTAGCCTCTGGATATGATGCTTACGGTGAGCCATTAGGAACAACAACAGGTTTAAAGAATCAGTATATAAGAAATATTGAAGTTAACGGAGAGGTTAGAACTCAATGGACTTCTCCTGCCGATGCTGTTGAAAGAGATAACGACAAACTTATTACTTCCGATGCAGTTTCTGAATACAACGGCCAAGTTGATTTAGGTGAAGACCCATTAGATCCAACTCAACATGTTTATGACTATCCTATTAAGCACTTAGGTAACAATACAGTTGTTCATGGTAAAGAAACAGCTGACAAAGTTGAAGTAACAGAAGAGGTTAAATTGCCAAATCTTTATAATGGCAAAGAAGCTGATTTTGATGTTACAGAATATGCTTCTGACTCAATCGTTATTTTCACAGAAGTAAATGATCCTTCTGATTATACAGCTAACAAGTTGTACAGATTAAGAAAGACTTTAACAGACAACTATTTGGAAGAGATTGTTGCTACAAGCACTTTGACAGACAAGAAGCCTGTAATTTATGATGCTGACACAAATACATTCAAAACAGCCGATGAGTTGGATATTTCTGATATAAAGGCTGACACTATTATCGTTGATGATTTAACTGTAAATGGAACAGCTCACATCAATAATACAGAAGAAGAAACTGTAGTTGGTAACTTCGTTACATTAAGAACAAACAACCAAGCAGGATTAACTCCTGGTGAATACTCAGGCCTTTTAGTTAACAATTTCAAAGTTGGTGAGATTTGTGCTATTGTAGTTGATTCAAACGGTATTGCAAGAGTTGGTCATGCAACAGGAACAGAGACAACATATACAGATTTGTATTACACAAATGACAAATACTATACAGATGCTGAATTAACAACAGAAGTAACTCCAGCAGGCGTAATGATTTCCTGGGAAGACAAAGAAGTTGTTGATAGTGTTGAACATTGGACAAATGCTGTATGGAAAGTTCTCAATTTTGATAGCACTCAGGCTTTGTTAACTCGTAAAGAAGATGTTGACATGAACGACAAAGGAATTCTTGTTTATGACAAGACTTCACATCGTTCTGAAACTATTGCTTTGCCAACTAGAGATGAACAGACATTAGAAGCCCATGTTGTTGAAGAAGCTGGTGAGACTACAATAAGTTATAGATGGAAAGACAAACAAGCTGGTTCTTATGTTTATGCAACAATGGCTGACTATGAAGCTGATGCTGCAAATGTTCCAGTCGGTTCTCAGATTATTATTGAAGATGAGAAGAACTACTTAACAGGAGATGACCAGTAATGGCAAAAGAATATTACAAGAAATCCACAGGTTTAGCTCCAACAAATACTCCTAAAATCCGTATTTATGAATCAGTTGATGATGCATTAGCTGATTTGGATAATTTGGAAGTTGGAGATGTTGTTGCTTCTAAATTGGTTGAAGGAGCAGCTGATGTTGCAGAAGCTCAGCAGATTATTGCAGATGCTGTTTCTGAAATTGACAAAGTTATTCCTGATGATGCAGGTGTAACAAATATGCTTGTTACTCAAGATGAGCTAGATGAAGCAACAGGCGAAATTACAGATAAAGTTGACCCAACGGCTTCTTCAACAAACAAATTGTTAAGCCAGAATGCCATTTACGGTATTATGGATGCTATTGAGCCTATTGGAACTATTAAGCTGGCTGCTATTTCTTCTGGTTGGGATTCTCATTGGCATGAATGCGATGGAACAAATGGAACATTAGATTTGAGAGAATGTGTGCCTGTTGGAGTTGGTACAAACGGAACGGATACTATTGCAGAGCATGATGTTTATACATTAGGACAGTTCAAAGACGATCAGATACAGAACCATACTCACGAAATAAGAAGACGTGCTTATTACAATGATGCTGACACTGCTGGTTTTGGACCTGGTCAGTTTCAAGACTATTGGACTAAAGCATATACAAGAGGAGCTGTTGAATTTGATAACTATGGTGTAACTCGTGTTGGAACAACTACACATGGCAAACAGAAAGGTGTTGTATTTATTCAAAAGATTGCAAATTATGCATCATAAGGAGAAAGAAAATTGATAGGAGAAGTTGTTGAAGAAAATGGCGTTAAATCAATAAGAACGCTTTCTGGTGCCTTAAGTGGTGGTTTGCCACTCGGTACAATTATTGCTATTCATACATCAGTAGTTCCATCAGGTTTCTTGCCTTGTAACGGTGCTGCTTATGATATAAATCAATATCCAAGTTTATACACAATGTTAGGACAAAATACTTTGCCTGACTTGAGAGAGTGTAACTTAGTTGGTATTGGTGAAAGCACAAGGGCTATTATTTCAGCTCACGATATTTATTCATTAGGCCAGTTCAAAGATGACCAAATTCAGACATTGAATGCTACTTTGGATACTTCTGGCGTTGAAGTTGAGATTACAGACCCAGGGCATACACATACAGCTGTTACTTCTGTTCATAATCATACTCTTCCTGCTGGAACATACTTTGATGGTGGAAACGGTGTGTTTACAGGAGCTGATGATACAGATACTATAACTACTACTTCTGAGGCTACTACAGTTACGGTAAACTCAGCCACTACAGGAATTACAGCTTCTATTGCTGATGGTTCAATTACAGCAAACTTGAATGGATATAGAAACGGCGCTGTTACACACGGTAAGAACTATGGTGTAAACTACATTATTAAAGCTACTACAGGTTCTATTGATGTTGATGATGCTCAGATTTATGCTCAGGTTGTTGCATTCATTACTGCCAACTATGTTCAGGTTAACAAAGAAGATTTGGCTGACAAAGATTTGGTTTACTATGATGCAACTACAGACAAGTTTGAAAGCATTCCTGTTTCTGAAGTAAACGGAAGAGTATTATCCTGGAACGGAACTTCTTTTGAATGGGTTGCTAACGGAAATGTTTCAACTCATATATTTGATACAGAAGCAGACTACAATGCTGCTTTGGCAATTACAGAAGGAAATGCTGGGTATATAAGAAACGGTGACATTGTTATAAAGAACTATGTAACTGATGTTTTGAGAGGAGTTGATAATGAGTAAGTCATTTGTTGTTGACAGAGTAAATGGTGATAAGCCATTAGAGAACGATTCAGTAGTAACAGTTTACGATTCATTAGATGATGCTGAATTAGATTTGGCAAACATCGAGGAAGGACAAATTGTTGGAACTAACGACAATGTTGGTACAGAAGCTATTGAAAATGCCATTAAGGCTGACCTAGATGAATATGCTGAGAACTTGATGCAAAGCTATGGCCAGGCTGTTGGTTCTTATTTGACAATGGAAGATAATTCTGCTATTCCTCAAGGCTATTTGTTAGCTGACGGTAGGGATACAACAGGAACTGATGATGAACTTTTGACTAAATATCCATTGCTTTATGCTTATTTGGGAAATACAAATGTTCTTCCTTATACTCCAAATACATCTATTATTAACAAAGACCCAGATTGGTTTAAGACAAATACAGACGCTTATCCAGGTTCAGCAGAACAGTTGCCTTATACAACAGCAGACCAGCCTAGATTGTTTCCGACAGAAATGCCTTATGATGGCTTTATGCAAATTCATTTAGATGACTGGTGCTATATCCATATTACTCATGCTGATGGAACACATGAAACATATCCTATAAGAAGAGATGACTCTTGGTCTGACCAAGTAATTTATTTGAAGAAAGGTGACAAGTTTAACATTAACAGAACTGTTGGTAATTATACAAACTGGACTTTAATTCAATTCTGTTATGTAAAGATTTGGTATTATAAAACGCTTCAATACATCAAAGCTGTAAGCGGGATTGAAACAGCAAGTACAGAAGCATCAGAAGTTGCTAATGCTATTACAGTTGCAGAGGCCGCCTTGGAGTCAAAAGTTGATGGCATTAGTTCTTCTTGGGTTGATGTTACGTCAGACTTTACTTTAACTAACAGAGACAGTTGGACAAATTCAGACTTAAATGTTTATTGGAATAAATATTTGAGAGAGCTTAGAGTTTATTCTAAAAGGACTAGTACATCTGCAGCAAGTGTTCCTCATACATTTGATATTACTTATAATGGTACTGATACTCTTATTGATTTCAGCAGCAATACACTAATGGTTGACCAAAGTCTAAGATGCAATACATACAATTCTGCTCACTCAGGATTCGAAGGATTCTACACTGTTATTAGTTCTAATCAAATACAGTTAGGTGGCTATAACAGAAATCAATCTACTGTATGGCCAGCCAATGCAACTATTTGTGCAAGAATTAGCTTGTAAAGGAGATTAAGTAAATGGGACTTTATAGAAAAGTAAACAATAAACTAGAAGCATTAAGTGGAGCAAATTCATCAGGTTTGCCTATTGGAACTATTATACCTATTTATTCGGTTAAAGTTCCTGTTGGTTTCTTGCCTTGTGATGGAAGTCAATATGACACTACACAATATCCTTTATTATATGCTTTGTTAGGCTCAGACAGACTTCCTGACTTGAGAGAATCAACATTAGTAGGTATTGGTACTTCTGATAGAACAGATATCGCTGCACATGATGTATATACATTAGGTCAGTTCAAAGATGATCAGTTGCAGAACCATACTCACGAAATAAGAAGACGTGGTTATTACAATGATGCTGACACTCCAGGTTTTGGACCGGGTCAGTTTAATGACTATTGGACTAAGGCATTTACAAGAGGTGCTGTTGAATTTGATAACTATGGTGTAACTCGTGTTGGAATGACAACTCACGGTAAACAAACAGGTGTATTCTTTGTTATTAAAGCCGTTTCTGGTTTAATATCTGGCTCAGGTGAGTCTATAGAAGTTGCTAATGCTATAGAAACTGCAACAGATGGTTTAGAGCAATACATTGTTGATAATTGTGAGACATTGGTAGATAACGCATTGGGTGCTATGCACTACAACATTCTTCCTTTGACAGTTGACTCTACAAGACATGTTTCTATTGACTCTTCTTTATTGCAGGGTGTTAACTACAGATTCAGACAGACATTTGCTGACCAAGCAACAGGAACTTGGACTATTCAAAATACTGGAAATTATGATATTTCCGTTTCAAGATATGGTGGTAGAGGCAGTTCAGCAGTTGATAGGGTTGTAACATTCTCTACTATTGCAGCTGGCGCTTCTGAAACATTCATTCTTGATTCTGACGATCCATATTTGGATTCAAACACATTCTCACTAGAAGCAATAAGGTGTTCATAATATGAATTATATATTGGCTAAACACAACTTTTGGCAACTCGTTCACAAGAAGGTTATCGTATACAAAGAAGCCCCTGATTATGTTTTAGATTATTTAAGGCATAAAGGCTCTACTGTTATTCATTCTGAAACAAGGCCAGAAAATGCTGTATTGATTAAAGGCACTGGATATGACTGGCCGACAAAAGAAGAACTTGGAGTTACAGCTGAAGTAGAAAATGATGTTCCAGAAGACTATGAGGTCGTTCAATATGTTGGTAATACAGCCAAAGGATTAAACATTTATAGAAGACAGAAACTTAACGCTTATTTGAAGAAGCATTACAAAGTCGCAACTGTTTATAAAGGTTCTGTTGATACTGCTAACTGTAAGTTTATCGTTATTTCAGACCCAAGAGAAGCTGATGAGTTGATAGAGAAAGCTCAATGCCCAATTTATTATGATAAAACAGATATGTGGGACGCTTTGGTAGATGGCATTGATGAGGCTGTATTAAACAAGGCTACTAGGGTATTCTGTTCAAGTAAGTTTATTTATGACAACACTGAACACAAGAATAAAGTCTTGCTAGAGAACGCTGCCAATTATTATCAGTATCCATTTGACAGAGTTTATGAGAAAGAAAACATTGCTGTATATGTTGGAAGAGCTGAGAATAAAGTTGATGTTGAGTATTGTGATAAGTTGAGACAAGAACATCCAGACTTCAAGTTTGTTTCTATCGGATTAGAAATACCTGGCTTTGAGAATATTCCTTCTATGAACTGGGAGGATATGATGAAGTATTTACAGAAATGTAAAGTTGGCTTAGTTCCATTAAAAGACAATGCATATACTGCTGGTCAGTTTAATCTCAAGGTATGGGATTATATCTTAAACAAAATGCCTGTAATTGTTACAAATGACTACAACTACAAGAGCATCAAGAATGTTCACAAAGAGTGGACAACTGAGTTTGTTGAAGAGCCTATAACTTACTGGAATTCTGTATTTGACAAGATTCTTTCTTATATAGAGGAAGATACGGAGGACGGCTTATGTTAACTCATAACTTAGACAACTTCTTTGAAGTAAGCTGGAAAATATCAGAGAAATGCAATTTCAACTGCCCATATTGTGTTGTTAAGAATAAAGCTCAATTTCCTGATGCTGAGACTATAAGAAGAATTGCTTATAAAATAAATGAGCTTATAAATACCAGAAAATGCAATAACTCTCAGATTTATATAACAGGTGGCGAGCCTTATTTACAAGATATAAATGAGATTATCAAGCTATGGGATTCGCCATATTTAAGAATGGTAAGAATAACTTCAAACATGTCATCAGACAAAGAAAAGTATTTGCAAACAAGAGCAATCCTAAAAGAAATGGGAGTTAAGTTCTTGTTAAGGGCTTCTTATCATAATGGTGACTTTGGCCAATTTGTAAAGAAATGCTCAGAATGCCAAGTTGATAACATCAATATAGTATGCAATGATGAAAATTACGAATGGTATTTAAACGAGCTTAATAAGTTTGAGTTTGACGGAAATAAATATATCGTAGTTAACAGCAGAATTATGATGATTAACTGGATGGTTGAAAGGCTTCCAGGCGGTGGTATTCCTGATACTGTAAAGAACATTCCCAGAAAGTCTAGAACATTCAGCATGGAAAATGGCTGCTGGTGTTCTGCTGGCTGGACAACAATAAGAATTGATCCATTCGGTGATATTAAGAGATGTTTCTCTACAGAAGCTGAGGGAAATATATTAGAGGAAATAAAGACATTCCCAGAGAAGTATAGATGCACAAGAAGTACTTGTTCAGGATGTCAGAATATATTTGTTTATGATGAAAGTGAGATAAAGTACTTTCATAAATAACTAATAATTTAAAAGAAATTAGAGGAGAAAATTTATGGGAATTTATAATCCAGTTGATAATTCGGCCGCTGCTGCTGCAGCTGCTGCAAATATGGAAAAGAATCTCAAGATTTGGTATGACCAGAGAGTTGAGACTCTTTTGAAGAAGAACTCTTCAGCCCTTAGAGAGGTACCTATCACTCGTGTAGAAGGTAAACAGCAGAACTTCTCTGCTATTTATTCTAGAGGTGGTGCTGTATCATCAAATGCTCTCTATGCTGAAGCAAAAGCTGCTAACAACGTAAAGAACGCAGAGTTTACTGTAACTCCAGGTCAGTTGTTCTCAGTATTTAGCTACAATGTAAAAGAAGTTCAGGCATCTATGTCTAAGAGGGGCGCTTACATGAAAGTTGCAGGTCGTAAGGCTTATGCAGCTACAGAAGCTCTTCGTAAAACATTGGCTGCTGCTTTCTATGGTAGAGGCTTTGGTGAACTTCAGGTAATTGGTACTGCAAATGCTACTGCTATTGCTGCAGGTGTTGCTGCTAGTACTGTAGATGTTGAACTTGCACCTTCTGTAATTATGAAGATTGATGTTGATTCAGACTTGGTATTGAAAACATCTATTTCTAGTGCTACAGAGAAAGGTCTTTTCACAGTTCAGGCTATCAATGGTAATGTAGTAACATTGCTTGTTGGTACTGCTGATGCTACAGCTGCTGCTACAGACGTTCTTGTACTTAGAGGTTCAATGGATGGTGCTGGTAATGCAAATATGCCAGTAGGTCTTGATGGTTGGTTGCCAATTGTAGGTGCTCGTGATAACACAGTTGCTGATTGGACAAACTATATCGCAACTCCATTCTTTGGTGTTAATCGTTCAGTAAATGTTGAAGGTTGTGCAGGTAGCTTCTATTACAATGCTGCTTCTACTTCTCTCAAGAAAGATATCCAGGAATTGCTCAGACGTGTTAGACGTCAGGGTTCTGAGGCTGACTTCATTGTTATGAATGATGCTGACTTCCTTGCTCTCGATGAAGAGATCAACACAACTAACACCTATTTCACTCAGACTTCTACAAGAAGTAAGAGACAGGCAAATATCGGTCTTGATAAGGTTTCTGCTTCATTCAGCACAAACTTTATTGATTTGATTTATGATGATCCATTCTGTCCAGAAGGTAAGTTCTATGTACTTGACAAGAAAGATGTTGAGTTGTGGGCTTACACAAATGCAGAGATTGCAGAAAAGGATGGAATTTCAGGAAACAACCCTGGAAAACAGGATCCAGAAGAGTTTGACAACAAAGGCCATGAAGATGAGTCTTACAAACTCCTTATTGATGACATTTTGACAGTTGAGCCTGGTGCATACACTAGAGATGGTGCTTCAGTACGTTGTACATTGAACTTACTTGGTTCATTCGTTGTATTGAATCCATCAAATGCAGGTGTTGGTATATGGCATACATATACTCCTGCTAATGTAATTGGATATTCATTGTAATTAAGTCATTTTAATCCTCCTTAGGGTCTGGTTGTATATCAGACCCTTTTCTTTTGCTTCCTCAACTAATAAGATATGAATCAGAAAGCTCAGAAACAAACAATATCACTCCCATTTAACTTTCAAATGATGGTTGATGATCCTGTAATTGATCATACATTCAAGAATGCGGAGAAGATTAATGCTCCTTATATTAATGATATGATTACGCCTGTTTGGATTCAGGATACAAAATCTACAGGTATATATGATAAGGACGGCCATAGATATGAAATTAAAGAAGGATATTTAACTAGAGATGGCGAAAACTTATTCGAAGTTAATAGTAAGAAGTTCGTTAGAGAGGATATAACAGAGGAATTATATCAATATCACGATTATGATTTAACGGATAATTACGAAGCCTTTACTATTTGGAATCCAGAATATAACAGCTTTTATTTATTTATTGATAATGAAGGTTATGCAACTCCTTCTTTGTACTCAGATGGTGTTGTAGTCGCTTCTCGTGTAAGAATTATAGATGATACTGCTTATTTGGTTGTTTATTATGATGAGGATGATATCGGATATATTGATATTACAGCATTAAAAGCAGATGGAACAGTAAGACATTTTAACAAAGAGGTAAAATGGTATTCGCATCAAATAAGAAGAAATACATCTACAAATCCTCTTTATGTACAATATTCGTTAGAGAATGCATCCCCTATTATTAACATTGGTAAAGTTGAAAGTGGAGTGGTAGGTATTTCAATGGTTTCAAAATACGGAAGTGCTATAAACTCTTCTCAAAACTATTTTGCTACATACTTCTTGACTGCTAATGATTTATATCAGCTAGGTGATACTGCTTCACCTACTTCTGAGACTTCAAGTATAGAAGTAACAAATACTACTACAGGTAACTTTAGGTTTGATTCAAGATTTACATCAAGTTCAAAGACTATTGCTGTAATAACTTCAGATGATACTGTATTTTATGATTATACAGACAATACAAAAGGACAAGTTGTAACTTTCCCTGCTACATATGCTCCTACAGATACAGGTAATACAGTAACTATTGATGGTGTAGTTTATAAAATATACAATGCATCAGGCGTTGAATATACCGCTACTTTGAAACTTACATGTTCTGATACTACTCAAATATTCTCATTCACTTGTAAGGGTAATTATGGAGAAATTGAGGTACCTCTATCATCTGAAACATCCGTTGATGGTGTTGCTCAGGTTTCTGAATCAATAATTATATACAGAGGTGAAGATGCACCTTCTTGGAGTTGGACGGATTGTGAAATTATTTGGCTTAATGAAACAACTACTGTTGATGATTGGTCTTCAGGACGTTATTTTACAGTTACTAGAACATCTACAGAAACTGTAAATGCAGGCTGGCTTGTTTCTCCTAATATTGTAATTGATGATGGTTCCTTATACAGTTTCTGGAGATTGCAGTTAGGTTACTCAGAAGGTAACAACTGGAATAACCAGTATTTAACCACTGGTAACTTAATTGAAGAGAGCGGTGTGATTTCTAGTTACACAGAAGAAAATGATCAATTTACTTACACTATATCTCCTACAGAATATGTTACTGTAACTTCGAATTATAATGTTGCTCGTTCTAATAGCTTTATTCTCAATCAAAATATTGCTATAGATACTGTAAAGCTTAACAATCAGTCTGCAACTTCCTCATATTCTCTATATAACAATGGTGGAACAGCAGGATCAGAATCAACATCTTCAAAGTTCCTTGAGTATAGCAATTCAAATGCTACAGATTTAAGATACTATCCAGGTACTTATAGAGACACATCTTTTAACTATTTTGGTAATCAAATGTTCTCAGGTGATACTGTTGTTGGTAACCCAGAGGATCAGCCAATATTTGTAATTCAAGGATATAGAGTTCCTGTTCATTCTGCAGATAGATTCTTGCTAGGAAATAGGGCTACACCTTTTAACATTCTTTATAATACAGATGCATCAAATACATGTTTGCCTCAGGGTATTTCCTATTCAAATGATACAGAGGAAATGGGAACACTATTAACGCCTTGGCAAACTATAGATGATGATTTCTACATTGCTGCTAACTCTACTTCAGTTGTTTATAGAGATAAATCAAACAGATACTATAAGATTTCTATTGTAGACGGCAATGATTTAATTGCTTTGTTGGATGATAGATATATTCTAATAAACACTACTTCTTATTGGAACATGTTTGATTCAACATTGCTCAAGAAGTTCCACTATGCAACAGACTACAATGATAGAGTAATGTTTGGTCAGACTGCTGTACCTAATACAATTCTTCCTGGAGCAAACTCTAGTGGTACAGTTGCTTATAACAGATATACAGCAACATCTATAAATGCTGCTTATACAGTAATGCCTATGTATGCTGTTTCCTCAATTCTATTGCCTAGAGTTAACAGAATCAGAGTTGGTATAAATGCTGAGAAACCATTCAGATGTTTAGTCAATGAAAATACGGATACACAGCCTATTGATATTTACTATGGAGATATTGGTGGAACTACTGCTACGTATAGGTATAGTATATATCCTTACTTGGTATACGATAGAATTATTAAATTTGATCTTCAGGATTCTTCTTATACAGTAACGGATACAAGTTATCTATCCCCTAATATATTCACGGAGTATATACAAGGTGCTGGTAACAATGACATGGTAAAAGAGACTTACTCAACATATAGATTGACATATTATGACCAAATTCCATTCTTCTTATACTCGGCCTCTACAGAAGTTGCTGCTAAGAATGGCGAAGAGATAAAATTCTTTGTATTGCAAGGTCAATTCTATGCCTGTATGAATGAGAAAATATACTCTATGATTTACTCTAGTGGTGCTATTTCTTCTCAGGATGCAATTATTGATATAAGAGGAATGAAGTTTATCGGAAACAATCCACAAATTGCATTCTTCTGGGATCCTCGTTCTAGAGCAATAAGATCCTTTACTGGTGATGCTATTCTTCAACATATTTGGAATGCTAATAAATTTACTGAGTTAAGACAACATTGGTATGATGAAACAACCCAGAGTATCTATGTTGCTACTGACATTGGTTTGCTAGTATTAGGTGACAAGAATACATATTTGTTTGAGAATTGGAAGAATGTTACAAATTGTCAATTCGATAATAAGGAAACAACTCACATTACGGATAGAGGAGTTACTTATAATTTAAGATACTATCCAACAGAGGATTATGAAATTCTTCCTCTGGATATTGAGACTTCCTTTTATGGCATTGGCAATAATGAATATACTGCTATTGATAGATGGGATATAGTTCTTTACGATGCAGAAAGAAATTATCCTTCTACTGAAATTACGGTTGGTGTAAGATCAATTACAGACATTACTGTAAAATCGGAGGAAAAGACTCTAAAGATTACTCCAGATATGTGGGATAAATGGTCTCATTCAGCTTTGGTAAGATATGTACCTAAACTTCAGAAAGGCGGAGGTATTAGATTATATTTGAAAACACCTATGGTTGTTCAAAGAATTGTGCCACATATTATGGATATGCAAACTGGAACTCTTACAAGACGTGGAGTATAAAACTAATATAATAGGAAAAGTATATGGCAGGTTATTGGGACGATCAGGATATGGTCTCTAAATACAGGGACCTTGCGGAAAAGACAAGAAATACTACAGGAACTACTAGGGACAAAGAACAGGCTGCATTTAATACAAATGTTGCTGGAGCTTATGATGACCAGCAGCAGAAATGGAATCAACAGCTTGCTAATACCTATGAGGACATAGCAAATCGATATGAATACAACAAAGGAAAAGACTGGCTTAATTCTAAAGATTTGTTAACGCCTTACATGCAGGCTGAGCAGTTACAGAAACAGATTGGCCAAGGTTTAGAGGGTAGAGGAACAGCTATAGATTCTGCTACTACTCAAGCATCTCAGGCTTTATTAGGACAGCAACAATCCGAATCAGCCACCGCCCAGGCTGATAAAACGGCTAACATAAATGCAGGTATAAACAAATCAAGAGCAGGAATGCTAGGCTCACAGAAAGCCTCTGCTGACAATTCGGTTGCTCAAAATCAGTATATGGCTAACCGTTCTAGTGCTGCTTCAACTCAGGCTGATTATTTGGAAAAGATGGCCCAGGCAAATGCATTGGATCAAAATGCAAGAAATATGGGTAGAGCAGCCGGTTTAGCTGCACTATCAGGAGCTCTTCAAGGTGCTGGCTCTGGTGCTGCAATGGGAGCAGTTGTTTCTGATGAAAATATGAAAGATCCTATAGATGACAATACACTTCAGGAATCCATCAAGGAATTCAAGGATTTATATAGGAGAGTAAAGAAATTAAAGGAAGGTACAAAATAAATGGACGCATTAACAGCACTAGCAAGTAACGGTTGGCTTTCTTTAGCTACCGTTATTTTAATTATTTTAATTTTACTCATTGCCGTTAAAATGGGAATTATTTCTTTTAACGGAAAAGGAATTAAAATTGGGGATTCAAAGGATAGGATTATGATTAGAAACCAGTGGGAATATGCTAATTCTACTTGCGAAGCCCAATTTACTAAAATTAGACCGTATTGCAAATCC